TCGTTTGATTATAATTAATAACTCTTCCTTGAGCAGTTGTGCCAGTAGAAACAGTTTGAGTAAAGTAAGAGTCTGCTGTAAATGTTGCAGAACTGTATCCTGCACCTGCTAATCTAAGAGCACCAACGGCACTTGCTTTATCTGCAGACAGAAGTGAATTATCTGTGGTTCTTGGATTCTCTACTACGCCAACTCTAGCGATTTGATTTCCTGTAATAAAGTCAGGATTCTCAATATCATTTTCAATTCTAGAGTATAGAAGAACGTTTGTAGCACCTAGTTCTCTGTAAATGTCTGCACCATGACCACCAGTTGGAGAAATGATTACATCAAAAGTTGGTCTAGTTGTACCAGTTGGAACGTTACCAGCAACTAAGTCAACGTTAGCAAAAGTGTATCCTGATCCTTGATTGGTTATTGTGATAGAATCAATTCTTTGATCATTAGTTGTTACAATTGTGCATTCTGCCCCAGTTCCATCACCTCTGATTGGAACGTTAGCATATCTTGTTGCACCGACTGGACCAACTCCTGCACCTCTATCTGTAATGGTTGCAATTTTGATTGAACCATCTACAGCATTATCTCTAACTGCTGCATTTTCAGTTCCAGTTGTCCAGTCTTGAGGAACTGGCATGAAGTCAGTTGCCTCAAATTTTACAATCTCACTGGGTTTGATGGAATACAAATATTTCCAAATATATCCATCACCACTAGTTCCTGCAGCCCTTGGTTCAAGATCTGTGAAAGTGGGTTCATCTAAAGATGGTTTTCCGTCTGGAGTGTCAGGAGCAGTTCCATTCTGTAAACAAACGTATACTCTGAAGTCACTATTAATTACATAGTATGATGCTGAATATAAGTTCGTAGCACCACTTACTTTAGCAGTATTAGATCTACTGTAATCATGACGGTACATGTCATAAGTGGTTCCAGATGACCAATTTCTCCTAGTGACAACTTGCCTTACATCTTGAGAGTTGATCTTCTTTAGAGCAACCATAGAATCCCAATATTGATTCTCCTCATCAAAATTATCTTTTGGTGAGGGGGGATCTTGATCCCATGTCGAAAGAAAGTC